TCGGCTTGTACAGTCGCTACAAAGTATTTAAAAGCAAGTGGGCAGCAACCGTTAAGCGTGCTAGTAAGCGCGGCGGCGTCTCAATTCGCTACAAGAGTACCGGCGGCTCCGTCGACGCTTCCAGGCGATTTACAGCTAGCAAGCGCGGCGGTTAACCAGCTATTCGACGGCGCGAAAGGTAGCGAACCGGTCGCCCTGGCTTCTAGCCCTACCAATGACGAGCCTGCCCTGGCTGTAAATACATTCCCTAATTTGAATGCTATCCAGCCCTTACAGTAACGGCGACAGCTTCTATACAAGAAAAGAGACGGTAAAATATACCGTCTCTTTTCTATTCTCTCAGAATTGGCTTACAATGCGTTTTAAAGGGCCGCCGGTTTCTACTGTTCTGGTATAGAAATCGGCGACCTTTACGGCGATCCTCGGCGCGCCGACCGTATGGAGAGAATATCACACTAAAATCTATCGCGTCAAGAGGTTACACATTATAGCCCTTACTTCTCATTTCTAGCTTCCAGGTGTTAAACTGTTCTAGAAACTTATCCATAGCCAGCCCTGCGGCTTCTAAATCCGCTTTATCCTGGACGATAAACGTATAAGCATAACGTTCGCCAGCCCTGGCTTCCAGTAGCTTCTTATCTTCTTTCGTTAAGCTATCTACTACTATATGGTTTACAGCCAGAAGACGCGCGGCGCGGTCGCCATCAAGTTGTCTCGTATACCACTTGAAAAAGTCATATTTCAAAAAGCGGGTAACTATAAAAGAGTGTAATCCTGGAAATTCCATCGTTTCTATCTCCTGTAACTAAGGGCTGGTTATTCTTCCAGCCCTGGCTTACTTTAATCATTCCATTCGGCGGGTAAATCGTGCGCTTCCAGGTAGTCGGCGAACCGCGCGCGCCAATTCTCTTCTGGACGCGATAAGCTTTCATATCCATACTCCATTAGGCGCTCGCCGAGAATCTCTCCGGCGTTCTCTTGCAAGCGTGAACGTATGTTCATAGCCTCGCAATAACGGCAATAGTGATGATATTCATGATTCTGGTTAGAAGAATACTCCGCGCGGCTATGAAGTGTAAGTTTATGACAGTTAAAGCAAGGCACTACCATAAACGCGCGCGCGGGCTGGCTACCGGTACAAATTGGGCATACTTCGGATTCAGCGTCCAGGTCTGGAAGCAAGATAACCGCGTATTTCATAGTTTCAATCTCCCTACTGACTAAGGGCTGGAAGCGCGCCAGCCCTGGACGCCTTAACGATAGAAGCGGCTGCCGCCGTACGTAGGACGATTAGACGCGGTAAATACAGACGAGCCAGCCAGCCGCGCGGCGTTTCCGTCTTCTGGCTTCCAGCCTTCGCTAGTAAGCGCGGCGGCTTTAATTTCCATAATACGGGCAAAAGTTCGATCAAAAGCTTTTTGTGTGATAGCCGTTTTATGCTCGGCGTTGTATAGGTCTTTTAACTGTACTTGCAATGTTCCCAATTCGTCGACGGCGTTTTCTTCCGTCTCTTCATCCTCTACAACCGGTAAGGGCCGCGCGTCAAGGCATGTTTCACAAATAAGCCCTTTATATTCGTTGTTTTCTTTCCAGGTAAAAACCTTTACAAAGTCAAAAGGCCCGTAAACTGTACCGCAGGAATTGCATGTATGTGTAGTTGTCATTTTCGTATCTCCATTCGTTTGTTTTTTTCGCTTCCGTGTCTATAATATAGCATAGGTTACAAACTATGTCAATAGGTTTTAGACGAATATTAAAACGTTGGCTAAATATTGGCAAAAAGAAACCAGGGCGACCGATTAAGGCGGCCCTGGTTGGTTAGTCTTGTTTCTTCTCTTCTTCCCTCTCTTCCAGGATGATAAGCCCGACCTCCGCTAAAGCTACCAGTGCGCTAATGAGATGTAGCGCGCTAAATTGCCAGCTTGTAGAGGTATCAATATCTTTGTTTAATTGTTCCCATAAGACTTTAGGTAATTGCCCGCTCCGTTCGTACCATGCCTGCCCTACCTCGTTACTCCCTAGCCCTGATAAGATTACCTGATAAGACTGCGCGGCTTGTCTTCTCTCTTCCAGCGTCAATTCTTCCCACTTCTTAATAGCGTTAAGGATGTGAACTTGCTTGACATTATTGTAAACTTTTTTTGCTAAATGATCTTTCAATCTATCGCTTAGTAGCATACTTTCTTCCCTTCCCTTTAGCGCGCCGGTCGGCGCGCTTTTCTTCTGCTATTACTTGCGTCCAGCGACCGGTTAAAACCTGGAAGCCGCGCGCTACAATATTACGACCTCTAGACGGCGCTTTTTTAGCCGGTTTCTTTTTGATCTTTTTTAGCGGTTTCATGATACTAATACCTCCCTGGTTTTAAGCCATTTTTTAAGGGCGCTTTTTGTGACGCTTTGATCTGACTTTGTTTCTAATTTTTGCGTCCTAATCGCGTTAACAATTTCTGATTTTTTAACGTGATTCTTCTTCACAATATCCAGGTCTAAAACTTCTTCCACGCTTAAACCGATAAGCGGCTTTTTACGTTCGATTTTTGGCTGTTTTGTTGCTGGAAGTGGCTCGGTATTTTGCTCATTTTCTGGCTGGTTTTTAGCCAACTTTTCAGCCGCTTTAATTGTTAAAGTTTCGTGTAAAACTTGCGTATTTTTGTTCTGGAAAGCGGGCGCTAAATCATCAGTTTTTACCGCCGGTTTTTGTTCTGTTTTTTGCTCATTTTCTGGCTGAGAATTGGCGGCTTTTTTATCGCGCTTCCAGAAAAAATTTATCACTTTTTTGATTGAAAAACGCGGCGCTTTTTGTTCTGTTTTTTCATTTTCTGGCTGAGAAATGGGCGCTTTTTCTTCCAGCTTTTGCGCTACTTTTGCGCCTGGATTTTTAATCATTCCTGATTTATCAAACACAATTACCGTACGCGAAAACGCGCCTATAATTGCTAACAGAATTGCAACAAATGACCTCGCCCAAATTAAGATTACAGGGCTTAAACCGGCGGCATAAATTGCGCCGTCGAAACTAAGATTTAAAGACTTTTGCAACGCGGGAATCACTGCCGCGCCGAAAGTCACAAAAGCAAGAATCACACCTAACAAGAGGTAGAAAAAAGCTTGTATTTTCTTGCCAGTTTTCCAGGCAAGTTTTAACCGATACCACATATTGATAAATTGGGCGTCTATTGCGATAGTTTGAATAAGCGCCCATATGTTAAAAACCAGTGGATTAGCCAGGGCCGCGCCACCTGATAAAAAATCAAACATGCTAAAGCTAATACCAACGGTAATCAGGATAGTACTAAAAGTAAGTAGGTATCCTTCTAAAATTGAGATTAGCCCGTCTAAGTAACGGCGGCAGTAGTCCAGGGCCGCCAATCCTGGATATTTTTCTTCTGAATAATACCGTGTATTCTCTTCTAAAAGTGTCGACATACTAATACCCTCCGTTTGATGCTTGTTTCAATCTATTAATATCTTCCCTGAAAGCTTCCAGTAGAACGTCATACTCAGCCGAGTATTTTGCATTGTTAGCACCTCCTGGCGCGCGGTTAAAAAGCGCCTGGAAGATGTCGCGCCGGTCGCGCCCTATTAAACTATGTAAAGTATCCACTTTCGCGGCCCAATTCTCAATTTGGTCTAAGCGGGCTTGTAGAGCGGCTGGATATCTTGTTTCAATCTCGTTTCTATCTTCTTTCGGGCTTGTTTCGCCCTGGTTAAAATTATTAAATCGTTGGCTTTTTGAAACAAGATTAACTATCTTGTTTCGCCCTGGAAGAGACGGGCTATTTATGCCAGCCAGGGCCGCGTTTATATCTTCTTCACTGGCATAACTCCATACAAAACGCTCGTAACCGTCGAAAGATTTATAATAGCCGCGTCCTTTCGGGAATCGCTCGGCGGCCCTGGCTTCCGAACTAAGAAGCCCTATTGCTAGCCCTTGCTGGTAAGGTACGCGTAAAACCATTTTAACAGGGCAGGCGTCTCTTATATCAACACTCCCTAATTGTTCTTTAGTGGATAGCTGAGACATATAGAAACCAACTATACCAGCCTTCGCCGTCTCCGTCGCTATAGCTTGCATAAGCCCTATTAGTTCATCTAGTGCTTTATCATGCCCGCTTAAGCGCGCGTCTCTTGCATAGCTCAAACATTCGTCAATAATGACAACTATCTTTTTACCATACCAGGGCGAGATAGCACGCTTTTCTTCTTCTGATAAATCATCACGTACTAGCCTTAAATCTATTTGCTGGTTTAAGAACGTAACGGCGGCGCTTATCTCTTCTGGCTTCTTCCCTGTAATCTTAGAGCCTCCTGGCGGCGTTATTATCCAGGCGTCCAGGGCTGGAAGAATACGCGCGGTTATTGATCTATCCAGATTCGCCTTATGTGGATCGAATACTAAAAATGCTACATCTTCTTCCAGGTAACGCGCCCATTTAACCATAAGACTAGCGATTAAACTTGACTTACCTACGGTAGACGCGCCGGTTAGAAACGCAGTAGCCTCGTATGCATCAGTTATCGCTTCCAGGCTGGCTACATTAGTAAATTCGTCAACGGCTATTCTATACCCATAAACCGGCGGGCTTCCAGCTTCCATACTTCCATCTATCAATTCTTGACGAAACGATGGCGCGGTACACGTCTCCGGATTTATGCCAGGGCCGCTAATTTGTAGCGTCTCTTCTTCTGGAAGTTCGGTTACAGTCGTATTGTAGGATTCTTGCTTGTTTATCTGGCTGGCTATCGCGTTACCTGGCGCTATATAGTTGATAAGTTGCCCGCTTTCAATTTGCAGAGGCTGCGCGTAATTCCCATTGGAATCGGCTGGAAGAAGGGCGTAATATTGCGCCGCGCGTATTTTTAACTTCACGTCCAGGCTTTTATTAAAGATGTCGACGCCCTGGCTGAGTATAGGCATAATGCCGAATCGGATAACAGCGATACAGCCAGCCGCTACCAGAAACCAGAAGATGTAAAGACCGTACGCTATAGCGATAGCCAGGGCTGCGGCGGTCGCGCTTATGCCAGCTATGAGGAAAAACGCTAGCTTGTTATCTGACATAATTCTTTACCTCCATAACTGACTTATACGCCCATTTTACCAGCTTGCAAGAAATGACAATTACCATGCAAGCCAGGGCGAGGAGATAAAGAAAATGTAGCGCGGGCATACTAGCCAGTAGCGCGCCCGATTCGGCGACGTAGCTGGCTAGAAGGTGCAAGCCGTCTACGGTTACTTGCATGATAAGTGCTAATAACCGTACTACTGCTAAAACCAGCGTAAACGCCCCTAGTACTAAAATCAAAAATTGCAAAAGCTTAAGCTTGTACGTCATACTTAATTGACTAACCATAGTTGCCTCCTTAAAGCGTACTATGTGAGGTTATAGGCGGCGACTGATACACGCCGCCTTATTTCCCCGTTTCTATCCTCTTAACTACTGGAAAATTATCTAGTTCTGTTTTCTTGAAAAAATCGCGCCAGAAACCTGGAAGCTTAGAAGGATTTATAACTAGTACCGTGTCGCCCGTCTCCGTGTCGACGCGTGTTAACCGTCTACGCTTTCTAAAGGTTTCCCTGGTAACGCCCATATAGGACGCCGCGCCATTCGTATCAAAATACGTTTCTCCTTCATAATTTGCTTGCATCTTTGTTTTTTGCCTCTCGTTTCGTGGTATGTTGAGACTATACACAATTTGCATAAACTTGTCAAGCCCTTTGCAAGATACTTGCAATATTTATGTAAAATTAATATCCCCCAATGTTGACAAATGTAAGCGACTAGCGTACAATGAGCATACATAAATACATGCGTGTTTAGTAGTCGCGCGGTAAGGGCTTCTGTTTTTCTTCACACAATGACATAGTAGCCAGCCGCGCGGCTTAAGCCGATGTAACTCAATTGGTAGAGTACTTGTTTTGTAAACAAGAGGTTGGCGGTTCAAATCCGTTCGTCGGCTTCCAGCCAGCCTTAAGCGTCTCGCCTGGAAACTTGCGCTTAAGGCTAGGGCGTCGGATTCCCTAGTGTGATGAAAGAAGCCAGGGCGCGCCGTTCGCAGCCCTGGCTTCTTCTATGGAGGCTTTAATGATCATAGTTAAATACGTAATTCGCTTCTTAGATGCTATAATCTCGTTTATCATAACGCCCATTGAATACGGCGAGACGGAAGAAGAAGAAGCGCAAGTTAGGACGCCTTAAGTATGGTATACTGATATCATCCTCCCTAGTTTCAACATCTAAAGGATTAGCCAGGGCTTCAGCCGCATGTATAGCCCTGGCTTCTTTTTGTTTAATGGCTTGTGTAACTTCGATCAATTCCAGCCAGTTTTTACCAATTTATTAAAAAGCCAACGAATTAATAGAAAAAGCCCTTGACATAGTTTGTAAGCTATGGTATTATGTTTATGTCGAGAGACGTTAAATCGAAACTACTACTCTTAAGGAGATCGAAACTATGAAAGTTAGTGCCTATTTTTACTACTGGTTAGGAAATACCAGATATGAAGTAAGAATGCTAGAAAACGGAAACTTTGTAAGCAAACATATAGCGCCCGATGGAATCTCAACTTACATCGGCTATGAAAATGCATTAGCGACCGGTACACATCGGGCGCTAATGTATAACCATATATTAGGCGGCTGGATAGGAGAGATACATGCCAGGGCGCTAACAGAAGAGATAGAAGCTATGCCGGAGGGAACTGATAAAATGCTAGCTATCCAGGCATACGAGGCTATGTTATCTTCTCTTGAAACGTCAATCTGTAAACAAGCCTTCGCCGAAGACTTTCCCTTTTAACGCGTCCAGGGCTGGCTATTATTCCAGCCAGCCCTTAGTTACAGGAGATAGAAACGATGGAAGCCAATAAATTTAACAATTCTATACCTGCGGGTATAGACAACACATTTAACCGGCAAAAGCTGGCGCGCGCGATAGTTAACCAGCTTAAAGACAAAACGCCAGCCGAGCAAGCTAACCTAATAGCCGAATTGCTACAATTTATTGATGTAGGCTTTGTAGCGGCCCTGGTTTTAGCGTACGATATAAACCGGATAGGAGCAAAAACCGATGGAAGAGACTAATAGAGAGTATCCACAAACGGCTATAAGCTGGTTATGGGAAGAATTGCAAGGTTTATTAGGGCTGGAAGAAGCCGCCGACATTAAAGCGGGCTATGATGAACAAAACAGGCGCTACCAGCAAGCGGTAAGGGATTACCAGAAAAGAAGACAAGGCGAAACGTTTAAAGCCTGGAAGCGTGAAATAGCGCGGAGCGAAAAACGCGCGGCCCTGGATTTAACGCAATTAGGAGAAGACGCCGTTTTCTATCCAGAAGGGCTTACCGATAAAGAGATAATATCTCAATACAGCATATACTGTTTTGACCTGGAAGATACTAAAGACCTGGAAGAAGAAACCGCGCGGTTTCTGGCATTTAAAAAAGAGTATATCCAGAACTGGAAACCGATAAAGGACGATATAGAAGATAATCCATTTCAATTATCGGATGGATTCAAACAAGCGGTATTAGGCGACGATTTAAGCCAGTATACCGACCGTGCGAATACAGATAGCCAGGAATAGAGGGATAGTATGTTTTACGCTGGAATCGTAGTTGCTTCGATACTAATCGTCGGCGTAATTGCCTTACTCATTTACGCGCGTTATGTATTGAAGTCTGGAAAGTGGGAAGATTAACATGCAATGGAAAATAACAATACTTACCAGCCAGCCAGAAGAGACGCTTAAACTTTTATCTTGCCTGCGAGATGGAAGAATAAGACACGGCGAACCGATACAAGTAAAGGAGTGGAATGGCGGTTACACAATTGAAGTTACTACGATTAAGGATTACATTACCCGCTTAACGCGTATTTTCCAAATAACGAAAGGAGTTAAAGAGGTAAGATAGCTAACTTCCAGCCAGGGCGCGACCGATGAAACCGGCGGCCCTGGCTTCTTTTTATCCAATTTATTAAAAAGCCAACGAATTAATAGAAAAAGACTTGACAAGAATTGTAGCCTATGGTATTATGTTTATGTCGAGAGACGATTGAAACAAATTGAATGGAGAAACAAAAATGAACTTCACACCAACTATAGAGCAAGAAAACGTTAAGATTTATTTTGAGGCACGCCTGGAAGAAGCTATATATACTTCCATCTTTTTAAACGCGGTCGCTGGAAGCGGTAAAACCTCTACAATCATGTATCTAATTGAAGTGCTTAAAAATACCGGTCGCTTCTTCAATGCGTGTTCACTTTCATTCAATACAAACATTCGAGATGCAAGCCAGAAAAAGCTTGACGATATGAAAAGCGGCGTTAAGGCGCGTACAACTAACCAATTAGGGCGCGCGATCCTGGTAGACGCGGCGAAGCGTAAACTTTGCGCCATGCCAGAAGGAAAAGCCGACGGGAAAAAATATGATACAATCGCGCGCGACCTTCTAGACGGTTATAAAAACGATGCTACTTATTTCCCTATCCAGAAGACGCGTTACAAAGATTACTCTAAATGTCTATATGGCACGCTGGAAGTAATAAACGCTTTAAGAAATACCAGAACTACAGCGACCGCCGAGAACATTATAGAACTTGTCTTACACTACCGGATGGAAGAAAAAGTTAATGTTTTCGCGCCCTGGTTTCCTCTTATCGTTTCAATGAGCGGCGTTATTATCGAAACGGGAATAGACGCCTATAACTCCGGATATTGCACAAAAGCGGGAAAAACGTTTAAAACTGGCTGGCATAACTTCGACGATCAAATATGCTTACCTTTAGACCTTGACTTAATTTCTAGAGATTGGGATATTATTTTTTGCGACGAGGCGCAAGATTTAAACACGGCGCGGTTACAGATGATTACACGCGCGATTAAAGAAAACGGGCTATTATTCTTTGTAGGCGACCCTAGCCAGAGTATCCAGGGCTTTACCTATTCAGATACGCAAGCCGTCGAAACGATTAAAACGGTTACGGGCGCGCGTGAATTTCCGCTTTCAGTTTGTTGGAGATGTGACGAAAACATTATTAGACTGGCGCAGGCTCTGGTATCTCATATTCAGGCGCGACCGGCGGCCCTGGCTGGAAGAGTAGACACGGTAGACGCCGACGAACTTATGAAGAATCTAGAACAGGGCGACCTAGTCCTTTGTAGAGTGAAAGCGCCCTTAGTCGATTGGTGTTTAAGAGCGATACGCGCCGGTTTTACAGCGAAAGTACGCGGGCGCGACATTGGTACAAGTACAATAGCCCTGTTAAATGAACTATTAGACGGCGGCGCGACTGTAAACAGCTTATTAGTCGCCCTGGACGATTGGGAACATAAAGAAAGTCAGAAGGTACTAGGGAAGAAGGACGAAGAGGCACTCTTGCAAGCTATCCAGGATAAAGCGGCGACGTTAGCGGCATTGTACGAAGGCTATATTATCCATCTCTCTAATATCTACGATGAAAGCGACGTTAGCGGATTCACCAATTCAGAAGATTTAATAGACTTCATTTCATCTAAATTTAGCGACGATGAAAACGCGATTAACGGTATTAAGCCTATTATCTTCTCTACAGTTCATAAAGCTAAAGGGCTGGAATATCCGCGCGTATTCATCCTACATCCTGAAAAAATGCCTCACCCAATGGCGTGCGAAGGCTGGCAAACTGTCCAGGAGTATAACATCCTTTACGTAGCAATTACCCGCGCCATGAAAGAACTGTACTTTGTTGGGTGCATACCCGCGCCCTTGCAAGATACCTACAATACCATGATGGAAGAAGCGGCAGCCCTGGAAGCCAGCCGCGTAACGGTTACAGAAGTTTATGAAGAATTGCCAGTGTTACAGATAGCCGCGCCCGCCCTGGAAGAATGGAATGCACTTTCAGTAATCGAAGCCCTGGAAACCAACCAGCCAGAAGAAGAGACGGCGACGGCCCTGGTAATCGAAGGGCTGGAAGAAGAAGCAAGCGAACTAGAAGAAAACGAGATAGTACTAGAAACCGCCACACAAGGGCAAGAGACGGCGGCGGCCCTGGACGCCCATAAACCGGCGGGCAAGAAAGGGCGACCGGCGCTAGCATCTTCTGACAAGGTTGTACAAAGATTTATACGTACCGATCCCGATATGAAAGAAGCCTTAAGCGGATTTGTAGCCAGCCTGGAAAATACAGAATTTCACGACCTTATACCGTTCGCTGGTAAGTCTTTAGCCGTGAATGATATTATCATCGCCGCGCTACTTTCCTACGAGCCATTTATGAACTTCTTCCAGGCTAGCCCACAATGGGCGAGATACATTGAACGTCAAGCGCGCTTAAATCCAGGCTTCCAGCTTCCAGGGAAGCCAGCCAGGCAGCCGGAGACTACTCCGGCTGCCCTGGAAGAAGAAGCCAGCCAGGAACCGACGCCCGACGAATTAGCCCTGGAAAAAGAGTACAACAATAAAGAGTCAATTTGTATGGAGTGCCATACAATCTTAAAAAATGAAGATATTGATACTTATCCAGGTGAAAACGCGCCCTGCGGGCATAAAAAAACGGGCTATTTTGACATAGCAGATATAGAGCCAGCCCTGGAAGAAGAAAAGATAGTAGAATCTACCATAGAAGCCAGCCAGCCAGGGCCGCGCGAGGCTGGTATCGTCCAGGATAAAGACGGGAATCAGTTTGTACTATTACACTTGTTTGGAGAGTAGATAAATGATATAATGACAATATGTCAACTAGACATAAGGTTATTCATTCTTTTTGTATAGTTGGTGTGAATCCATCCCACTCCGGTTTCTAATCTTTCCAGCAAAAAACCGCGCTTTAGCAAGTAAGCGCGGTTTTTTGTATCCTCTCTACCAGTTTTAAAAAGTTGGCTAAATATTCGTCTAAAACCTATTGACATAGTTTGTAACCTATGCTATATTATCTTATGTCGAGAGACGTTAAATCAAAAAATAAAACTTACAGGAGATTGAAACCATGATTAACAATAAAGGTTATAGCATAATTGAAAGCGGTACATACGTCATTATTAGCCAATTTGGAGAGACATCACACGACTGCGGTAAAATGATAGATGCTATTGCACGTCATTTCAATATGACAGAAGGTAAAGGGAATGTAGCGAACTGGCTAAATGTCAAGTTTGAAAACGTCGACGTTTACGCTTTTAACCGAAAAACACGGTTAGGAATGCATTTTTGTATGTCAATGAAAAACGGCGAGATTCACGGCTGTATAGGTAATGAAATAAATTACAGCGAATTAGCCGACCGGCGCGCGAAGTAAATAATCTTCCAGGGCTGGCGCGCTTCCAGCCCTGGCTACTCAAGAGAGGGTAGAAAGATGCAAAAAGTTTTAGATGTCTTATATGTCAATCCTGAAAATACCGGTCGCATTGTGAGGAAAGAAGACGGGCGAATCTATCCTGAAATGTCCGAACTGGTAGGGATCGGGAGGCTTGCGCCTTTAACGCAAGTTTGGAAACCTTATTTTATTGGCTATAAACAGTTTACGTCTATTTGTCAGTATAAAAGTTATAAGACCGAAAAAGGCGCGCGCGCTTTTCTGGATAGCTGGCTAGAACAGGCTGAATATTTATAAGTGTCCAGGGCTGGTTATTCTTCCAGCCAGCCCTTAGTTACAGGAGATAGAAACGAATGAACAGACACAACGCGCGCGCGCAGGGCTATAGAGACGGCTTCTTATGCTTCCAGGCGAATCCGAAAATGAGCAAGCCAGAATTTGAGAATCACGGCTTGCTAGTCGGAGGCATGTATACCGAAAACAAGCTAACTTTAGACAACTTTAGCGCGGGATGGAATAGCGCATTTAAGCCAGCCCTGGAAGCCGCGCCGGTAGAACACATAGAATCCAGGTTCGGCTTTTGCGTATGCGCTAAATGTCTAAAAGGAGAGGAGGCTACCAGTGTACACGCTATTGGAGATACTACCAGCAATGGGTAAAACACGCTGGAAGATAAAGCATATGGACTGCGGTAATATTGTTTATTGCTACATATGGTCATGGCGCGGGCGCGGCGTCAAGATATGCCCATATTGCAAACAACGTATACCATTCAGCCAGGATTAACAGCCAGGGCCGCGCGCCCTGGTTTCTTTTTGCCAATTTTTAGCCAACGTTTTAAACTGGTATGAAAAACACTTGACAAGAATTGTAACCTATGCTAATATGTACATATCGAAGCGAAAACAAATTGAACTTAAGGAGATAGAAACGATGGAAGCCACACAAGAAATTTTTCACTGTCAAATCTGCGGGCGCGATATTAAAGCTGGCAAGGGCAAAATTGCAAAGCACGGTTACAAAATCGATTATGGACAGTTTACTAAATCATGCGACGGCGCGGGCTATGCACCTTTCGAAGTCTCTTGTGAGAGATTAGAGGCATACATTGAACAGGTTAAAATATGGGTAACAAACTGGACTAGCGAACTAGCCGCGCTTCTTAAAAGCCCGCCAGCTACGCTTACAATTATGCGCCGTGTATCAGCCTGGAAGGAATTGGAAGAAATTACATACGAAAAACCGGAAGGTTTCAATGCAAACAATTTACACGGCTATAAAGTTACTACCTACGTCGGCGCGTATAGAAGCAAAAAGAGCGGATTGGAGCAAAATATTAAACTGGCAACTAAAGACATAGAAGAGATGGAAGCGCGCGCGGCTGGCTGGCATAAAGAACACGACGAGCCAGCCCTGGAAGTCAGCCAGCCAGAAGAAGAGACGGCGACGGCCCTGGAAGAAGTTACCAGCCAGCCGGAGACTACTCCGGCGGCCCTGGACGTAACCAGCCAGGAATTAAAAACCGCTCCGGTAGAGGTCGGAGACATTGTACGCCCTAATATGTTGTACGCCGTTGGTAATCCTACCTGGACGCGGGCGAAAGTAATCGGTTTACACTTTTTCGATACTGTTGATGGCGGTTGGACTATTGATATACAGTACATGCGTTCCAATTGGGAAAACGGCGGCTATCCTTATCAGTTTGAGCTAACACCAACAAAACAGTATATGATGGCGACGTGGGAAGTAGAACTAGTGGAAAGGGCCGCGCCTAAAACAGAACTAGCCCTGCGCCTGGAAGAGATAGAAGCGAATAAGCAAGAGAAGATAGCGGCCCTGGAAACCAGCCAGCCAGAAGAAACGCGCGGGTATAATGACGGGGAAAAGATGGCGCAATGTTACACGCTTCCAGAGAATAGCCGCTCCGTAGATGTGCCATTACAGACAATGAAAGAAAGAATACACGACTGTTTAGCGGGCGCGGTACTGATGTATGAATGTAGATACTGGAATGCATATAAACGCGGTTTTTTTGATGAATTAGACCGCGCGGCAGTCGCTGAAAGGGAATTAAAAATGCAAAAATTGGATGAATGGGAAAATGCATACGGAGATATATGGCAATCCCCACCTAGCCCAAAAGCTGAAACCGTAATAATGGCGGGCGCGGGTAATGTGGTATGGAGTAACGAACTATATCAGCGTTTTCGCTTAGCTACCCTCTCACTAGATGCAAGAATAGAAGAAGCCAGGGCCGCGCAGCGTGCAATGCATAAGGAGATTAGCCAGGAATGGATAAACCAGAATAGGGAGTTAATCATAGCTATTATGGATTGCCAGGAATGCGGAATAGGGCAATTCTGCGCGGCGCATGAAAGAAAGATAGAAGCTATTGCGCCGCTTCCAGCCGCAGCCCTGGAAGCGCCCGACCGTGCTATCTCTAAAACATGCGTGTATGTCAATGAGGGAGGATGTAAAGGGATCGCCGAGCAAGTATGCCCATCATGTAACCGGCATTTTTGTAAACAATGTTTTGAAGAGGTGTTTTTATTGCTTCCAGGTAGCCGCCAGAGAGTATGCGCCGACTGTCATTATAAAGCCTTCGCGCAGCCAAATTAGTAGCCAGCCTGGACAAAAGCCGCGCCCTATATGTTGACAAATGGGCGCGGCTATGGTATCTTATGGAGGTACAAGAAACACTCCATTACAGGATACTAGAAGTAATAGCTATTCGCTTTTGCGATTGAAATTTACTATTCTTGTACAGTGGCTTCCAGAAATGGGAGGGAGTTAGAACGCGGTTAGGCGTGTATCCATAATTCGCTTTAAGCGTTTTAGTTTTATCGATTCTTCGACGTTTAGAAGGTTAACGGGCTAACGCGCCGTTATTATTAGAAAGCTTCCATTCTGCGGGAATCGATCAACTACAAAAAAAGCAACTTTTGTGATTAAGTCTCTCTAAAGTTGCTTTTTTTGTATTCTAGAAGCGCGCGCGTTATACTCATTGGGGGAAACATAAAAGCCGCCTGGAATCTTGCATCTTCCAGGCGGCTTTTATTCGTTGGCTTTTTATCTATCCCTGGTATCGCGTACTCTTGTAGGATTTTCATCTACATGCAAGTATCTATCTAGTCCAGGCTGCCAGACAAAAGCGGAGAGTGTTTTCTCTCTAATCCATCCTGGCTTATCCACTTCATAAAATCCCTCTATTTCCAGATTTATAGCGCCAGGATGGAAGCGCATATTATGCGCTACACTTTTAATAATCGCTATAATGTAGCTACCAGCCGTACGCCCTGCGCGCCCTGGAAACTGTATTGACAATTGAAGTATTAAACCGTTTTGAACTGACATAAACAAGCTTGTTTTTTTTCGCGCTTCCCTGGACGCCCTGAAACGAAATTCTAAGACATATTTATTACCGTACGGCGGCGCTATCATATCTTCCAGGTGATAGGCTTCCAGGCTACTATACGAGGTATCCCCCCAATTGATATACTCCGACGGGCGCGCTATAGCGCCTAAAATAGTTTCCATTGGAGGTAAACGGTACATATCCGCTATCCGCTCATAAACTACCGTGTTAAAGAGAGGTTTCACGGCTGGCTGAATATGGAGATCGATACTAGAGGTATACATGATGTTTCTATCCTTTCAGGTAAGCTTAACAATTCTACTATGCCATTTTAACACATTGTCGGGCGATTCTGACAGTCTCTAGAACGGTACATACATTTTACCGTCTGAATCTACTACGCCGCTTTCTTGCCTATCTCCTATTGGTAGCTGGCTATTTGTAACGGCGTTCTTCAATGCCCGTTTGTTTTCTTCTTCCAAATTAATAGCCAGGGCTATTAATTTTTGAGTAATGCCCTTGACTCTTCCAGGCATACAACGGCTGGCGAATGCTTCCCAATTCTGGAAGCCTGGAAGAATAGAAAGATACTGGTTTACTGCTATCGCTGGAAAGTCTACAATACACGCCAGCTTTAATATTTCCAGCGCGTACGCGTGTTCTACGCAAAACGGGCTATTTTCTTCTGGTAGATGTTTACACTGTTCACGAATATAGTAATACCCTTTCCTTTCGCCCTTGCGTTCTGTTCTTTGCGCTATGTTCTCAAAAACGCATCGTGGCGCGTTTTTGGGCAGCGTGTAAGGCGTATACATAAATCTACCTCAAAGAAGCGCCGGTAAACGTGACGACTGTATACCAGCCGCGCAGCCTATCTACAGTTCGTCGCCCTGGCTGGAAAGATACGCCCGTTTGTATCCAGTAGTTAGCCAGCCCTGGTAAATCAAAATTTGAAGAGATACACGTCCTTAATCCAGCGTCGTAACGGTACTGGATAACCTCTTGAAACTTTTCCAGGTTAAACTTAGAGCCTCCCTCCGCGCCTAAATCGTCCAGGAAAAGAAATTTTACCCGTTTTACTATCTCTTCAATCTCGTTACTCTCATCTTTATTAAAATTGTCTTTAATCAGGGCGATATAATCCAGCGTGCTAATAGTTAGCACCTGGAAGCCCGCGCTAGTTAGTTCATTCGCAGCTGCGGCGCTTAATCCGCTTTTCCCTAGCCCGACGTCGCCGCTTAAGAACATATTTACGGTTTCACCGTCGACGAATTTTCTAACCTCTCGTTTCGCTTTTTGATCGCCGCGCTTTGGATAGGTAGCGAATGTATAACCGGTAGATTCGACCGGCATATTTTGAGCATTATAAAAAATGCCAGAATCTACCAGCCGCTTAATTTTTGCGTCAACTTTCGCGCGTGTTCTGGCTTCTATCACGGCGGGCGAACAGGTCGGGCAGGGCTGGCTTTTATTCGTTCGCTGTAGTGTAACTTTATCTAATACGACGGTTGTACCATGTGTATCAGTCGCGTTAACTATCTGGTTACAGGTTCTACACTTCCAGAAAGCATTATTTAACTGTTTAGCGGCTGGCTCGTCGACGGTATACGGTTCGCCGGTTTCACTGTTTATCGCCGGTTTAATGCTACGCATATACGCGCCGAAGGCTTGCTTGCTTCCAGGTATACGCCCAATCGGTATAATTTTATTCATGCCCGCGCCGGTTTCTTCTGGTTGATTCATAGTTTCAATCTCCTAACAATTTGTATTTCTAACATAATATCACGCGCTACAAACTATGTCAAGCCCTGATTAAGCACTAACCAGGGCCGCGCTATTTTGTCGGTACTCTTGCGCCAGTCGCGCCGCTTCTTCTGGCTGGCATTCCAGGCGATTCGCTATATCGTTACGATAGTTTGATGGAAGTTCGCTATACTCTCCATATTTTTGTGTAGCCTCGGCGGCGCTTATCCATTCGTAAAGAAACCAGAACTTTCTACAGTCGATAGCTTTAATTCTTCTGTCAGTACAAATTAATACTTGCTTGTCTTCTTCTTCCGTTTCGTCCAGGTCGGGCGCGGGCTGGCTATAGGAGGCTGCGCCCAATTTATCCAGAGCCTTGTCAATGTTTTTTGCAATTACCCATAAATCAACATTTTTACCTTTCCACCAATCCTCGGCTATCACCTGTCCAGGCTCCCCTATCCGCTTAAAGAACTTATAAGCGGCGTTTATCTCTTCCAGGCTATAGCCGCGCGTGTTATTTCCTCTTAGTCGCTGGCTGAGAGTAGCTGCGGCGGTTTCTGCTTTTGTGTAATCTGAATCAGCCCTATTAGAAACTGGTAGCGTAGAACCGCGCCAGATATCTCCTAATTGCATGATTACTTCTGATGTAGCGGCTTGCTTTAAGTCGAAGGCTTCCAGGGAGAGAAGTTTTTTCTTATTTGTGTTTTTACCGCGTCTCGTCTGGTTAGCGGCGGTTACAGCCGCTTTATTAGTTGTATTACTGTTTAATTGTGAATCTGTATTTTGTATTACTGTTTCTTGTAGGTAGGATTTCCCTACTACCCCTAGTCGGTTTTCCCTACTACCGTAGTAGGATTTCCCTACTACCCCTAGTCGGTTTTCCCTACTACCCTCTAGTATGTTTTCGCTACTAGGTGGTAGGATTTCCCTACTACCCTCTACATAGCGTAGACTGTAGAGAGTTATGTCTTTATCGCGCTGAGTAGTGTATGATTTTACGCGGTTTATACATCCATACTCTTCTAGCTTGTTAAGAGCTTGTACAAGTGTTGTACGGTCACTAACGCCGCAGCCCTTATCTAATTGCTTACCGTCTTTAGTAGTAATACCGTCTTTAAATTGGGATAGCGATATAGAATCACAATCTTTATTAAATCCCAATGTGCGACGGATGATATATAAAAGGGCTTTTAACTCCGCGCCGCTTAAAATAGGTAACAATTCGTCGAAAACTATATCAGGTACCCAAGTAGTACCGGCGGCGACAAATCCAGCAAAAGTAAATGTTTTATCTTTCATTGCTTTTCCCTTCTTCCAGCCGTTCGCCCGTTGTTACATCTATATGTTTACTCTTAAGAGTAATAATAATATCTATTACAAGTTCTTCTATATTGTCGCTTACAATGCCGAATTGTGCTATTTCATGTGTTTCTATCGCATCTCTTATAATACCGTAGTCTAATACTTCTTCCAGCGTATATAATTCGGCGTGTATGCGCTTAACGTTCTTCATACGAAAATGCCTCTTTCTTGACACTCCTATCTAAAGTTGTGTATGATAGGAGTAACTTTTGTTTTTTGTAGCCAGGGCGTCGAAGCTTCTACCTTTCGACGCCCTTAAGTTTTGCTAGAAACAAAACTTAAAAACTTAATATTATAATAATGTATTGACTTATCGAAGTCAAGTCGGCTATAATTCTCCTAACAGATTTGCATTAAAACCAAATAAGGAGATACCAGCAATGCCAGAAGAAAACGCCGACGATATACTTAATTCAGAAGAGACGGCAGCGATATTGGGTATTACAAGACAATACCTATACCTTTTTGTATTCAATAAGGAAATACAGCCAGAAAAACCGCCGGAAGATACCATTATGAAAAAGCCGCGTTTAAAGTTTAAGCGGTCGGAGGTAATGCGCTTTAAGCAAGCAAAAAAGCAACTACCAGCCGCCGCCGCCTGAAAGAATAACCAGGGCCGCCTTAATCGGTCGCCCTGGTTTTTTGTTACAAAATTTCTTGTTTTACGCCCGAAAGTACTAACCGTGTCGACGTACTATAGCTAGGGCTTCCATCCTGGCTAGTGCCTGGAAGAATAAGCTTCGACGGCGAATTAAAAACGCTTTCACTGGCTGGAAAATTTAGCATATCCGCAGCCAATTCCAGGCGCATTTTAGCAATTCTTAAATTTCTGTTTATTTCTCGCATGTGTCTACGTTTAACTTCATTGTAGAGACTTTCAGATTGATTCATCCTGTATTTCTCTTCTTTCCAGGGCAGGCGCTTTCTAGTGCCTGTTTTTTATTTAATTTTCTACCAGGGCTATAGCGTAATGAGCGGGTATACTTCCATCCATTGCTTGACTCAAAAATGGAGGCATAAGCGAATCGGGAAATACGGGAATCGCTTCTATTTCTTTGCGACCTCTTGAAAAGTAAAATTCTCCTGTCCATTCTGCGCCGGTATATTTAGGGCAATTCTCTATAAGGTCGGCTTGCGTTTGGCTGGCTATGTAAATACAATCAGGTAGCGCGCCCTGGTATTTCTGGCATAGGATAATAGTTGAGTAAATGAGCGATAGACTACTAGTATTAAAATCGGCGCTATGCTCATAAAGCCGGAAGGGAAGTTTAGGCGCGGTTACGCGAATGTATGCCTCTTTTAGTTGGGGGGGGATAGATGGAAGTACAACGGTTTCTATATCAGCTAGTGTATTACCGCTTCTAGCCAGCTTTTCTAATTGCGCCAGGGCTGGAAGTTCGCCCGTAACGATTGGGTAATGTTGTTCTGTTGTAGTGGCCTTATAATGTCCAGGTAGCGCGGGTATTTGCCCGCTTTCAATGCGCCAGCGTTGCAATATCGCGCCAGGGCGTAGTCTCTTTTTCTCCATTGAATCTCTAATCTTTCTAGTCTAAAAATCTTACCGGCTTTAAACAGCCAGACATAGATATTAGACTAACATATAGTAAAATTTAAATCCACTACTAACACTAATTGTTAAGAAACCTTTACCGGAAACTATAAAAAGATGATAATAGCGCCTGGAAGTGAACATAACGAAGTTAAGAACTTGTTAAGAAAACGCGGCTATTTCTAAGCATTTTCACTTTTCATCTTGATTTAATCTTCAAAGTTGAGATAGGACTGAGACGAAACTGAGAATAAGACTTGACAAGCTTTGTAACATGTGCTATATTATACGTGTTGATTAGTTCCCATAAGGAAAGATAAAGGAGTTAAGAATTGGCTTACAAAACGAGACAAAGGAAAGTTTATTCGATACCAGAAGACGCCGAGGAATTTGACGGTGAATCGATTCCCTTTCGCTTACCGGTTCATTCCCTGGTAGACAATTTAGGAGAGTACGCAAATATTCCAGACTTCCAGCGAGATAAACACGTATGGCCTGAGCGTTATAAATACGAATTTATTAAAACGCTATGCCTGCGCGGCTATGTTCCCGCTATCCTGGTATGCAAGCGTCTAGACGGCGGCGACGGCGAATGGATTATAGACGGGCAGCAACGCGTCGACACTTTAACCCAATTCGTTTTAGCGATGAAAGCGGATTTAGCCGGTAAGGATATACCGAAGGACGAAGACGGGTATTACTTCTATTTCCGTTTAAGCAAGCGCCACCGTGAAAACTTGCTTTCTTACAAATTGCGCTTTGAGGAATTACAGAATCCTTCTAAAGCCCTGTTATCCAGAACATTCTTAAGTTTGCAGAATCAGGTTTCAGCGACTACCGCCGAGAAAATGTGGGCAGCTTCTTCCAGCCTTAACGATGTGATTAAGCTTGTTTACACCTTCTCTCCCTACTTCCAGGATTTCTACGTCGGGCGCGCGAAAAAAGGTAAGGACAGGAGAAAACAATCTTATCAGATGGCGAGCTATCCGGTAATGATTGAATTAGCCGCTCCGTTCGCTGAGTTATCCGGTACTCACTTACAAGCCGCTTTAGACGGTCGCCGTGATGATTTAGTCTATCCAGGGCTGGAAGATACTGTGGTTAAAAATCTGGACTACGTTCAAAAGCTATTCGACGGCGTAAAATGCGCCGCCATGACAGAGGCTATAATCATGTATCAATGTGTATGGCTTCTTAAGCATATAGGCGTAGACCTGGACGAAACGCCGCGCGGCGCGCTAACATCCTGGTATGCAAAAGTCCAGGAATTAAACAAGGATTCCAGGGATAGCGGTTTCATGAATATGTTTGCTATGTTTACGAAACGTAAACAGCAAATGAAATACTGGCGGCCCTGGCTGGAAGAGATTGTATACGGTAATCTGGTAGCTGGAAGCGATAGCGACCGCGTACGCGCGAATATGCAACGGTTTACCGGCTGGCTACGCAATGACGGTATATGCCCTGGCTGTAATAATCCTCACGTCCAGATTAGAGACATTGACAAGCATCTTTTCAGGGAAGCCGACCGGCATAATGGGCGCGTAACTTGTGTTTCCATCCCTGTTATGTCATTCCCTCAAAGGTTATTGGTTACAGAGGCTTAAAAAGCCAACTATAAAAGCGCCCTGGTAAGGAGTCTTTACCAGGGCGCTTTTAGTTATTCGTTTAATCACTAGCTAAGCATAGCAGAAACCGCGCGATTTATCCAGGTCGCGCGGTTTCTGTCAAGCTGTATATGCATATGATATCACACTAGGAGGCTTTTTGCTTTCTACCCCTATGTATGTTTGCCCTGGTAGTCTTTACAACGTGTCGCCCTGGTATGCCCGCGTCGTTTAGAATTTGCGCCATTTTCGCGTAATTTGTATGTTTACGCTTCCAGCCAGCCGCGCAAAGTTCGTTATAAACGCGCGCCCTGGATACATACGGCTTATCTTCCCTTAGACTTTCAGCCAGGGCTATAACTTCCGTTGCTTCTTCTTCTGTATATTCAGTAGCGGCCCTATCAATAGCCGGATGTTTTTCATTCCAGGCTTTTAACTCCTGGCTATAAAACATGACTTGACTTGATTCGAAGCCGGAGCCTACTTTCTTCTTCCAGGCATAGCCGTCGCCGTTTTCGTTAAGCGTCCAGACATACGCATCGAAGCCGCCGTTTTTACTCCCTTTACGCGCCTTGACGTAAACCGATTCTTTCGTGCCATAACCCAATAGGGCGCGCGCCTGTTCTACATTTAAATCTGGCGGCCCTTTATGCGGATTCTTCTCAGTAATCGCGCGCCCTGGTATGTTCCTCGTAACCATTTCTTTTCTATCTCCTATATCTCACATAGTTTGTATCTGTACTATTCTTGTCTTAACTATACTCTATTCGACGAGCCACGTCAAGAGGCAAAACGAATTATACGGGAATCGAAAAACTAGCTCTAATTCCTGGCTGAAAGTGTTGACATAGTTTGTAGCCTATGGTATTATGTTGTTACAGAAACAAACAAAACAACTTTACAGGAGATTGAAACTATGAGAAAACAAAGCGTAATTAAAGGCGGTACATCCGGAGCCTGCGCGGCGCAAGCAAGAAAGCTTTTATCAGTAACGCGCGCGACGGCTTCCAGCCTTGACGCAACTATCGAATTTGATGGGCCGCGCGAGGATATTTTTATCAGGGCTGGCAAGTTCGGAGATACTGTTTACGTTCGTTCTAAGTTCGCTTTTAAACGCTTCTTCCCTGTCCTTTACCGCGCGGGCGAATGGCGTTGTACCTGCGGCGATCCTGATTGTATGCACGTCAAGCGGGCTATTCAAGTTCTGGCATGTGAAAAAGAATTAGTTTTTAATTAGATAAATAAAAGCGCCCTGGAAGCCAGGGCGCGGGAGGCTACAATGACACAAGAATTAAAGACACTGGAAGAAACGGCGCGCGAGGCTGAAATGTGCAAACAATTACGGGCGCGTTTATATTCACAAGTGCAAGAGGTTAACGCACGCCTGGAAGCCGCCGAGCCTAAAAGTATCACGTATGATTACAACGATAAGGCGGGCTATAAGCCTCAGTACATTATTGATGCTATGAATGAAGTCTTCGGGCTAGGGAATTGGGGATATAACGAGCTATACAACGAACTGGAAGATGGCGTTATGGTAGCTAAAGTAGAGGTATGGATTGCTGGCATAGAATACAAGCCGGTAGGGTATGGACAGGGCCGCGTTACTAAGGGCGACGTCGGCGATGCGCGCAAGAGTGCGAATACGGACGCCTGGAAAAAGGGCTTTTCTCTCTTTTCTATATGCGCCCGTGCCTATAGGGGCGATTTACCTTCTAAAGAAGAAACAAAAGCCAGGGAAGCGGCTGCCTCGCGTATGATAGCAGAACACAATGCAAGGATTAAGAGGGAAGCGGCGGCGGCTTCCAGCCAGGGCGCGCGAAATCCAGGCGAAGCGGTTGGTAACGGCGCGCGACCTCTACCAGTGAAACCAGCCGCCAGCAAGCCCGCTACACATCCGGTAGAGGTTACTATAGTACATGACGATAAGCCAGCCGCGCCTATTGTCGAGACTTCCAGCCAGCCAGAAGACAATACACCAATTAAAAATATGGAAGATATCCCTTCGTGTAGCCAGCTACGCCTAAAAGCCGCCGAATTAAATCTGGATTGGGATACAAAAGTAATACCGGAGGCTCTGGCTGTATCGATAGACAAAGGGAAGTTTACCGCGAAAGATATTATAGCGGCTGGCGATGAGATTCATCCTCTTGTGTGCCGTGCTATCGCGCGCTACTTGCTAAAGCAAGCCCTTTCTAAAATCGAAAATAAAGCATCTTAACTGCGGCGTCCAGGGCTGGAAGAATAACCAGCCCTGGCAAGTCAAGAAAGTAGAAACATGAAAAAGACATCACTACAAAAAGCCAACGTTTTAATGGCGCAATATGAAGAGTTACAGATATTGATGAAAGGGAAAGATGATATACAAGCGGATTTAGACAAGCTGGAAGCTATCGTTACAAAACTATGGAATTTGGGCTATATAGTGCGACCTCTTGCAACGGTAATCATACACGACGAGGCTCACGCGACCGTGTTAAACGAAAATAGCAAAAAATGGGGATTAGTCGATAGAATGACACGGCTTCCAGTTACAGGAGATAAATAGATGCAATATTGTAATTGTAAGATTAAAATGCCAGCCGCTCCGCTATCTGATAGCCCTATGGTCTATTGTCTCTTATGTGGCTGGACTATTCCAGGCGCGGCCCTGGCTACTGAATTGGAAAAAGAAAGCAAGAGAGAAGAAACCGCGCGGCTAACCAGGGCGTACAAATTGTTTGATCAATATGAGCAAGGCATGAAACAATTATTGAAGAGAGAAGAAAGCGAGATGGCGCAAATTATACGCGACCTTTACGCTATAGGCTATGTCCTTAGACCGCTTCCAGGTGAAAGCTATCCTAACTGCGGCTGGCGGCTAATAGAGAAGAGTACAATGCTACCAGCCTCGCGCCCTGGTAGTGAAGAATAAAAACGCGGCCCTGGCTGGAAGAAGAAGCCAGGGCCGCGCCGTTGTGATTAAAAGCCCATTTTCTGATACGCTTCTTTAGCTTTGTCGCGTCGGGCGTCTATATCTCTTTGTATGCCAGCCAGCCGCAGCCTCTCCCTTGTTATCATACCTATTCCTCTCATAATTAAACGCTCATTACGCAAGGAGAATCCATGAATGCTTAAGGCATGTAAAACGTTACGCGGTCTTACCTGGACGCCTTGCGCTTCTAGTTGGTTAATCATCCTTTCCAGTATGAAAAACTCCCTTTCGGTTAGTTGGGTAGTCTCTTGCATCTTAGTTACCTTTCTTACCGTAAATTATCTGTTAATCCGGCTTCTAGTTTACTTAAGTTATAATGGTCATCGGTCGTTTTTATGCTCTTATGTCGTAATACCTCTCTTCCCTTTTCTATTCCGTATTTCTTTACTACTCTAGTACCAACGTCGCGCCGAATGCTATGAGTAGAAATGTTTTTCTCTTCCAGGCTGGAAGAATGGATATATTTCTTCTGGCTATACTTCTTTACCAGCTTCCATAAACCAGCCTCGCTTATATGACGGCTGGCTGGTTTTTTCGGCCCGTCGAAGGCGGTAAAAATGTATGGAGAGGTTACTACCTCTTTACGTTTTTCTAACCATTCTTGTATAGCATCGTAGGCTAATCTACTCAAAGGCGCGTCTTCATATTGTACCGCGCCCTTACCTCTAATTGAAAGCAGATAACCGCCGTTTTCTTCCCTAATCTGGCTAATTTGTAGAGTAGCCATTTCTGCGGCCCTTAAGCCAGAAGAGAACGCCGTATGCATGATAGCCGTGTCTCTATAGTCGATTAAGTCAACACGTCCAGGCGCTTCTAATAGGGCCGCTACTTCGCTATCTGTAATCGTCGCGCGTGTATTGGTTTTTAGGTTATGCTTTAGCGCGGCTGGCTTAACTCCTTTAACCCTTTGAAATTCCTCGGCTAATTCGTGACTTATAAAAGCCTGCGCGGCGGCGGCTTCCATAATCGATCTAACAGCCGCTAATTTATTGTTAATCGTGTTAGGGCTTAAGGTGGTATCTTGCCTGGACAGATAGGCGCGCCATCTCGCAAGAGTAGAGGGAAGAAGCGCAGCCTCTGGACTACCAGCAAATTGTAAGTACTGAAGAAATTGGCGCTTGTAGGTTTCCTGGCTGGAAGCGCCTATACTTCCAGCCAGAATTTCAGTATTGAAACTGAGAACAGGGATTAGGGATTTATCCATTTTTCTTGTAAACCTTCTGAATTACCAGCCAACGAATAGCTCGCCGGTAATGATTACCAGTAGGGAAAGTTTTAGACGTTATGCCGCCGGTTTCTAACTTTCCCTTCCAGAACGTGATTTTTCTATAGCCGTGTATAATCTTCCAGCCCTGGCTAAATGCCAGATTCACAACGCGGTTATACATTGGTTTCTCCTATCCGTAGTTGTGATACTCTTTTTCACATGTAGGGCATAATGCGCCCCAATGATTACCGCTTTCTACGTTTTCATCATGTTTCGTGTCGTATTCTTTTTGTGTTACATACCTCATATCTTCTGTATAGGCATATGGGTAATCTTTCAACAAACAATTTGTAGAACAGTAGAGAATACCGCTAGCCATATGTAACACATCTAAATTCGCTATAGCCTCTCTAGATAGTTCTGTCCAGGCGCTTTCTATAAGTAGATCGACTGCGGCGACCGCCGACTGAAGAGACGAATAATCATCTACCTGGAAATAGAAAGGGATAGGCTCGTCGAATCTTTCCAGTTTCGCGCGTTCTTCGCCGTACAGGAAATTTACCAATATGCCAGCTATCGCTAACATATTGACTTTAGACTTTCCAGGCATAGCCGCCAGTATCCAGTAGAGAGAAAACGGTAATTCTCGCTGGACGATAAAGCTTTTAGTAGGTAGTTTAGAAAGGTACGTAGGGAGTGATTCTTGACTCATTGTTTTAATCTCCTAACTTGCGCCCAATGGGCTAATATCTTCAATATCAAAACAGACACGCGTTAAAGTTTTACCAGCCGCTACAATCAATTGATGATAGGGCGTACCATTAGAAAGTGCATATGTGTTTACTATGTCAGTATCTACCGGCGCGGTTATAGTACCGCAAATTGGAAATAAACCGTCAATTTCTGTTATCTCCAATAAACAGCCGTGAAATAATCCTTTATCTGATACTATCGCTTTATCCCCTACTTTAAAAGTACGCATGTTTCTATCCTCTCTTCTTTCTAGTAAACTTTTCAATTTTAAAACCTTTATTCCATACAGCTTCTTCTTCTTCTGTAAATTGGCTTAAAGATACGTCTATTGCGTCTTCTATGTCGTATGCGCTTACTATTTCCGTATGTTCTTTTTCTATTTCCATTGGATCTGATGAAACCATATTCCGTATCGACACTGTACCGGATAGTTGATATTTGCGCTTTCTTTCTCTCTTCTGTTTAGGACGCTCGGCGGTTTCCCTGTATTGCCAGCTATCAAAACTAGCTGAGTGTAAATCGTCGTTAGTTTCCGGAGTATTTTCCAGGCAAGGATTACAAGCGCCATCTTCTGGATAGATCATATTCTTTTTACAAGCTGGACATTTTACCTTTTTGCTCATTGCTTCTATCTCCTATCGTTTTGTAAGCGGTTAAGAAAATAACCATTTCATCTACCACTTTATTGTACCATAGGGTAGGATATTTGTCAACATATATAGACAAGTAGCGTACAAGTATGTTATGATTAGTCCAGGTAGAAAGCGGTCTTAGTTCCTATTCGAAGCTGGAATCGTGCGCGGGCAAATGTGGGAATTTACCGGCGTCTCTGTAATTCTGCTTTCTACTGGACATTTAACCAGAATTTGAAATTATTTTCTGTCAGTCGCGCGGCCCTGGAAGCCTCGGCAGGCTGGCTAAATTTGAAAGTGGATTTGTCAACATGGATAAAAGCACGGAGGTTTTAGTAAGATTAGCCCTTATAGCGTTTATTATTGTAATGTGTATTGTTGGCTTCCAGCTAATAGAATTACAGCATGTTATAGACTACGTTTCACGGCTGTATACATATCTCCCTAATGGCTCTTAGAAAGGAGTAAGGTTATGGATTCTACAGTGGGAATTATTCATTTAGTGAGCGACCTGGAAACTGTAAACCGGCTGGCTTTTAGCGGCGAAGAAGCTGCTATGCTTCTATCGATAAAGATGTTTAATGAGAAGTACGAAGCGGTCGGGCTGGTAGCGGTACGCGATGAAAACAAGCAATGTTATACTGCCGGAGCGTCTAGTGTTGTACGTCTACAATCTAATGATTACTAAAGATAGGAGATAAGCATGTTTGAACATTTAAACCAGCCAGTGTTAAAGACCTCTCGATTAAGCATCGGCGCGTTAGAAAATGCGTACGTATTCGTAAATGGAGGTAGCTGGCGCGTAATCTCTCTAGAAGAAGGTGTTATACACCTGGAAGAATGCAAAATATCGGATTTCCCGTTAATTATGCGCCATCCTGGTATGATCGCTTTATTGAATGGAGAGCCAGCCAGTGAATAAGTTCATAGAATTTCTGGAAGATGTAAACCAGGGCGCGAAGTCAGCCCTGGAAGAAATAGCCGATTTTATGGCTTATTTTCTACATGATTTTATACCTCATTGGGGAGGCTTGCTTTTCATCCTGGCTTTTCTCATTGTCTTATTTGACATTCTACTTGCTTTTATTTGGAGGTAACGGTATAGATGTCTAAACATTCTGATGATATGATGGAAGAAGTAAACCGGCAGGCTCTGGCGCGGCGCGTCAATGAGCATAAAACCGTTGCCTATTTATCCCTGGATAAAGCCAGGAAAGAAGTAACCAGCCTATACAGCGTAACCGGCTTACATATGTATAAAGCCCTGGTAGTCCTTCTAGACTTTAGTATTGATCTTTTAATGGCTATTGGAGATAAGCGAGATGCATAACTTCGATTGGCTCGGCGCGGCGTCCTACACTAACACGCTTTCAGAATTGGCTAAAGATTCTTTCTACCTGGACGTACAATTACAGCATATAGCCCGCTACTATCCGGAGGCTACTGATAAGCAAGTAAGGGAAGCCGCTAAAGAATTGTGTTCACATCATTTAGTACCTGGACGCGTAACCCTCTCGGCGCTTCTTCTGGAATTGCTTTCTAAGAATCTACATCCATTCAAGAAAGAAGAATTTGAAGAGATCCTAAAAAGGACGCCGCTATAATGGAAAATTTTCTATATGGAGATATCCTATATACCTATACCACGTTTAAGCCGTTTATCATCTTAAAGAAACATAGGGATGAAATGGAGGCTAAAAGGTTAGCGGAGGCTGAATATGAAGAATTTGCGCCTATGCTTAAGCCCTATATTAAACGAGAGGTAAGGATAGCATTACGTGAAAGATACGCCGACGAAGGGCTAATAGGCTACCTTATTAGAATAGAGTTACAATCTATAAGAGAGGTAGAATAATGGAGGATACCAGCCAGCCGCTACACTGGCTACCTTTACAGGAAACTATGAGCGATAAAGAATTTAAGGCGTTTATTTTTGAGTTCGCCGCGCGGCTATCGCTCATTTTTGATATACCAGTATCATCATTAGGACTAGAGAACACTATGAAAGAAAACTTGTATTCTCTTCCAGAGGCTGCGCGGCGAATGGGCATAAGCGCGCGTACATTATACCGCTATATGGAAAGAGACGTAAAACAGCCGGAGAAATTAAAAATCTTTCCAGGCGTAACCAGAATAGAGCATAAGAATCCAGGCAAGAAAGAAAATACGAACTATTTTTTTACTTCCAGTGATATCAGATCCTTTAATCGTAAATATGGCAAGCCAGAAGAGAGGGAGGGAAGAATCAAGATTACCTATGGAGGTAGCGCCCAATGAAAGATTTAACCATAGAAGAATTTAAGGAAATTATAAAAGCGGCTGGATACGACTACCATACCATTTACGGCTATTTCCCTACTGAAATGTACATAGATATATTCAGAATATGCTATCTACAACACAAAAAGATAGCATTCTTAAACTTGAAACCGGCGGGCGTCTATAATGTCCAGCCGCAGCTTCTCGGCGGCGTTAGCCTGGACGTAACGGAGTGTCATTTCTTCCCAATAAGCGGTTATAGCTATAATGATGTGTATGTAAAAATGCCAGAATTGCCTCACGACGGCTATAGAAGCGGCGCGGCCCTGGCAAGAATGGCAAGCCCTGAAAGGAATTGTAAAAAATGAAAATAGAAGATTTAATAGAAAGCGCGACAATACGCGACCTCGTAGTTATGGATGACTGGACAGGCGTACATGTTTGTTACCAATTCGATTTAAGCACGGCTATTATACACTTCGACGCCGGTTTTTTAAAAGCTTGCAGCGATGAAAGAATCATAAACATGATAGAGGCACGCCTGGAAGATATCAGGAGTGTACCAACGTCGACGGCTATAACTGTAACCGCTTCTTCTTCTGGCTGGCATGATATAGGGCAAGAAACCGGCTATGGCGAGATTGTAGCGCCTGGATACCAGCCAGTTAAAACCGGAGGCTTTTCCAGGCTACGCGCGGCGGCTGGCAAGTTAGCGGCGACCTTGACAAGAATTGTAGCTTGTGGTATTATGTTGCTATATACTGATTGGTAGTTACAACGTATAGTCATAGGAGATAGAAACGATGCAAGAAATTAAAAGGCAAGTCGATTTAAGTAATGCTGTAAACTTCCAGGCGGGCGAGATATTTCTACGCCTGGATTTAACCGGCGACCGTGAAGTTATGGAGTTACCAGAAACCGCTAAAGCGGAGTGTGAAGTAGGCGGCGTAATGTATAGGTATGGCGGCTGGAATGGAAGCGATTTTACAACTTTTGAGATGTCGGATTGCATTTTCAGGCTGGAAAAATCGATACTTTATGAACACATGTTCACGCGTTACGGGCTTAAATTTTACGCCCGAAAGAAGGTAACACATTGACACGTTACGATATATGGACAGAACACATAAACCATGCAAAGTATATAGTCGACGCTAACAACGAAGGCGAGGCTATTGGGCGCGCGCGTGAAAGATATCATCTTAGTGATAAGCTGGTATTGTATGCCATTCCCTACGATGAAAACGGCTATCCTCCGCAGGTTACGGCCCTGGCTGGCAATATTCACGCGACCGCTTTAAACGTCTATAAGGCGTGGCAATATGCCAGACGACAGAACTACCATATGGCTGCCGTTCGCTTTGAGGCTATGTTTGCCAGCTTAAACCGCCAATATACGGCTTGCATCTCACTAGCCGACATCCTGGATAGCGATAACAGGTCATTAGCTAAGAAGCGCCTGGACGATCAAACATCACGGCAGAATCCTGGTAACATCGTAGACGCTGGTTAAAAGCCAGGGCTGGTTATTCTTCCAGCCCTGGCTTTATTAATTCGTTGGCTTTTTATCAGTTTTTTAGAATTGGCTAAATATTCGTCTAAAACCTATTGACATAGTTTGTAACCTATGCTATATTGTACATATCGAAGCGATGTTGAAACACTAAAACTTAAGGAGATAGAAACATGAAAAATTTATTTAAAGGCGTACAGGTTACATTCAATGATATCATGTTTGACAATTCGAAGCATAACGCGGCCCTGGTAGAATTGGGCGCGCCTAAACATTTGCTTCTTCCAGAAAAAGAAAGCTCTATTGCTTCTTTCGAGCGTACGGTAGAAGAGTACATCGATGGCTACGGGCTTAAATTTGAGCGAGAGCATACAAAACGCGGCGATGGAAGCGTAACCATGTATATCTCGTTTTCAGAGAGGAATCCAACGATGCTGCGCCAGACTTTAGCCGCGCTTTTATTCAATAAACACCTTACCAACGTAACCTATGGGAGCATGAAAGTAGACGCTACTTTCAGGGCGACCAAATAAAATCGGCGCGGCCCTGGAAGCCAGGGCCGCGCTAATAGAGCTATAGCCAGCCAGGGCCGCCGTACTTCCAGGTATGGCGGCTTACATTATAAGCGCGGCTATGCTATACTTTGCTTGACTGTACAAGCGGTTGTATGCTATAATTGAATGAACATAGGTGTATCTTATGCGTGATAAATTATCTCTCGACATTGACACTATATTAAAAATTAACGAGGCTCTGGCTCGGCGGCTGGACATAGATTCAGCTTCCAGCCTGGAAGAATTGCACGGATCGTTTACGGTTTCCATCGTGAAAGGTCGCTTTCAGGTAGTCCAGGTTACAGCCAGTGATTTATTAATAGAGAATAATTCTAAACGGCATAAGCGTACGGCTTAATATGGGCGAGTAGTTTAACGGGAGAATAGCGGCGGCGCGCCGTCGGAGATGGAGGTTCAAATCCTCTCAGCCCATTTGGTATAGATAGTTTAATGCTAAAACAACTATTCTTAACAAGAGAATTGGTTATACAGGTTGGAATCCTGTTCTATGCTTATTAACTTAATATGGCTTGTGTAGCTTAACGGTAAAGCTCCCTTGTGATTCGGTTTACGCACGTTCGATTCGTGCCTGGACGGTGAAACCGTCTAGTAGCTTAAAAGGTAAAGCGCCGACGATAGGGCGATGCACGTTCGATTCGTGCCATATTGCCCCAATATCGTAAACGTCAAGACTAATATTTTAAATATTTCGGGCGTTCTATCCTGGCTTAAGGCTGGAATAGGACGCCCGTTTTTTGTTACAAGAGGATTTATGCTTACACAACTTTTAAGACTTGCTACCATAGCCAATAACGGCCCTGCGGGCGCTTCCCTCTCGGCGCGCGAGGCTCTGGCTGTATATGTCTTAAAGTCAGTTAGAAAGTGGGCGATTTATGGAAGATGATACACGCCCATTATATGAACAGTTAGAAGGTGAACCGGCTAACTGGTACGCTCGATTCCTCTTGTATCGCAATCAGAAGACCGTAGGGCGTTCTTTGATCGATGCCTACCGATTATACCAGCTACAAGCCGGTAAAAGACCTGTTAAGCCTGTCAGCGATGCGCCGGGCGCGTGGAAAGAAGCATTTTCTAAATATGATTGGAAAGTACGCGCTATTGTGTATGACGACTACCTGGAAGCCGAACGGAAGAAGCGCGAGGCTATTCTCTTCCAGTTAGAACAGGATGAAATAGAGCGGATTCTAACTACCGGTTACGCCGCTATGCACGAAAGGATAAAAGGGCTGGATAGAATGGCGAAAGTTCTGGAAGATAGTTTTATAGATCCTGATACCAGGGAAGTAAACTATAAGTTTCTTAATCCTGATAAGGTAAGGGAGTATAGAGGCTGCCTGGACGATATTGCTAAGGAGTTAGGCGCGCGAATTAAGAAAGCAGAAATAGCTGGTAAGAACGGCGGCCCTATGGAAGTAGAAATTACAACCAATTGGGGTGGCGGCGCGATTGAAGAAGAAGCCAGCGAATGAATAAAACAGTTTTAGCCCTGGCAAACTTCGAAGCGCAGCCGGATGGAAGTATCACGCTTACTATCTGCTCTAATGTCTTGAAAGAAGCAAAGTTTATCCAGGCTACTCTACCGGCGCGCGGTACTCAAGACCAAATAGGACAGATTACAGGGCTAGAAGTTGGGAAGCCAGCTATAGACATCTTAGATTTACACGAAGCCCTTAAATGGCTTTATGGGCTGGAAGCTTAAGCAATGGGCGAAGTTATCCCTATTCGTAAAAAACCTATCAATGTGGCGCAAGCCCTGGATAAAATGACAACGAAAAAAAGGATAACACTCTATAAACCGCACGCCGGGCAGTTAAAAATACACAAGAGCAAGGCGCGTTTTAGAGTAGTAGCCTGCGGGCGTAGGTATGGTAAAACCTTATTCGCGTGTAATGAGATAGTAAAATATGCTTTAGAACATAAGACGGCTGAATGTGGATGGGTAGCGCCTACGTATAGGCAAAGTAAACTAGCGTATAGACTGATTAGACGGGCGTTAAAGGATGTTATCACATATAAGAGTGATAGCGAATTGAGGCTAGAATTTGAAAACGGTTCTAGCATAACATTCTTTTCTAGCGACAATTACGACGCTATAAGAGGTAACGGTTTCCATTTCTTAGTATTAGATGAGTGCGCAGATATCAATGAAAAAGCCTGGAATGAGGTTTTAAGACCGGCGTTAAGCGACAAGCGCGGTAAGGCGCTTATGATAGGTACGCCGAAGGGTAGAAACTTCTTCTTTCGCTTATTCGCGCGCGGCGCAGATCCTGGCTTCCCTGATTGGGCCGCGTTTAACGCGCCGTCCAGCGATAACCCTTATATGCCAGAAGGTGAAATAGAGACGGCTAAACGTGAAATGCCAGAAGACACTTACCAGCAAGAATACATGGCGGTATTCCTGGAAGAATCGGCGGGCGTCTTTAAGGGCATAGATAAGTGTATACGCGGCGACCTGGAAGAAGACTACCAGCCGATTACAGGGCATGATTATATAGCCGGTTGGGATGTAGCAAAGTTTCAAGATTACAGCGTGGTAACTGTTCTGGACTGTCATACAAGGGAGTTAGTCGCCTGGAAGCGATTCAACCAAATTGATTACAAAGTCCAGGTAGAGATAGTAGCGGATATAGCCGAAAAGTTTAAGTCTACTGTTTACATGGATTCTACCGGCGTAGGTAGTCCAGTAGCGGAACTTTTAAAAGCGGCTGGTAGCGGGCGCGGCTTCCAGGTAGAGGAGTATCTATTTACTAACGCTTCTAAGAAAGTGCTAGTAGAGAAATTACAGATAGCGATTCAGTACGGTACTATCTGGCTTAAGAATATCGAAGTACTCATAAACGAGCTAAGGATTTATGAATACCAGATATCCCCCTCTAGAAACCTGATATACGGCGCTCCGAAGGGCGCGCATGACGACGCCGCTACCAGCCTAATGCTAGCTAACTATGGAATGAGCCAGCCGCGCGGCGCGCTAATGTGGAGTGTAGAGGAATACGTACAAGAAGAATTAGGTCGGGCGCAAGAGAAACCGAAAGAAGACAAGAATCCGCGCCCTGTAATGGAGATTGAAAAGCTAGAAATGGAAGAAGAATGGAAAGAAGAAGGGGTATGGATTGAACTATGATACTTATATTCATAACCGTTTTTCAGCTAATAGGTATAGTGATAACTGGATTAGGCGTATATTTTGTAATGCGAAAGGATAGTAAATAATATGGAGGTCTTAACGCTTCCAGATATGCTAAAACAAGATTATTGTATAGCGGTAAGACAATATATAGAAAATGTATTGCACCTATCTATAGAAGATGCATTAACATATACCGCTACCAGGGATTACACAACGTTTGTAAGCGAAGGCGGCTATAAGTCGGTTATACCTTTAGGGGTAAATATCTCTATGGATTTTAGAGGTAAAGGGCTGGTAGATTTTAGCCTGGACGAAGCCAATAATATTTATTTATATGAGCGTAGAAAGCATATTATACGATTTATGCGTAAACGTATGCGAGAACTAAGGAGTAGCAAATAATGAACCTAGAAATTGAAGACGGCGCGGTACAATTGCCAGCCCTGGAAACTGGTAACTATGCAATCCTCGGCGGTAATATTCCAGGCGTGCAAGAGGTATACGAGCAAGCCAGAAACCAGCAAATAGAAGCTAGCCAGCCAGAAGTTATTAAGGGCGAGCCTCTTCCATCTATGCCAGAACTTCTAAGGAATAAAAAGCCAACGTTTAAATACATTTCTGTAACTGGCTTTAATCGCGCCTATAAGCGAGAACTGGCTAACAGGCTATCCAGGCATAACCGAAAGAAGCGCGAAATCCAGGCGGCGCTATGCTCTATTTGTAATCTCCTGTATACAGGGCCGCAGCGTTGTCAATGTCCAGCTAGTAAGCCAGCCAGGAAAGAAGATAAGTAGATGAAAACAGTTAAGATCATTTATAGCGGCGGCCCTGGCTATAAGGCTCGTATCGTCGACGCTGAGACGGGAGAATTGATTACCGGCTTCCAGGTTATAGATATCCATATTGATTGTAACTCTATTCCCGTTGCAACTATGCAAGTATATGCGCCCTACCTGGATATTGAAGTACCTCTACAGATAGCCGCGCCAGTTACGGTTACGGAGGTTACTGAATAATGCCTATCACTTCTAAAGGCTCTGTAGAGATTAAGCTACCAGCCGCGCCCGGCGGTGAACACTACCAGGGCTTTAAAATCCAGCCGGTAGAGTACGCCGAGGCTAATAATCTATCTTTCGATCAAGGGAATGTAGTAAAGTACGTTACCCGCTTCCCTTTTAAAAATGGGCTGGCTGATTTAATGAAAGCGCGCTTTTATATTAACAGGCTTATAGCCCTGGAAGAAGCCCGCGCGGCGCAAGAAAAAGCAGAAAAGCAAGCGCGCAGCCTGGAAGAGATAAACAAAGGGCTAGCCCTGGAATTAGAAAGCTTTAAATTTAGCCCTGAAATGATAAGGGATAAAGGATATATCCAGTATACCGTTAACTCTACCGGCGATATTATTGATCATACAAAAAGGAATATTTAAATGTTACGCGGCGTTCTAATCACTCTTCCAGACGGTACACAGGTACTCGGCGCGGTTTTTCCAGATGATAAACTTTATGTTCACGAGCCTATATGTGATTTATGGGCGAATGAGCAAGATTTTATAGACCTCTATACCGGCGCGACGATTGAACTAATCGGCCCTGTAATCGCGTTAGCCCTGGCTAGGGAAGAAGCGACGAAACAATATAATCAGAATAGATTCGACCTGGACAACGGCTATAAAAATATTATGGGCATGTTTGCAACGCTGGACGCTGGCGCTATACCCGTTGTAGGGAAGGATTAAGCGATGTTTGAAGTACAATCTATTAGCCTCACGCTTAAGCCGTCGAAACTGGCTGACAACGCGTTTAAACGCCTAATCCAGAATATAGGGATGTATCTCTATATCTGGATAAACATTGTAACCCTTATTCGCGTAACGCGTAACGGCGCGGCCCTGGCTTCTTCTTCCAGCCAGGAAACACGCATTGTATCTATGCAAGCAACTATTAAGCCAGCCAGCCAGAAGAAGCCAGCCAGCCCGACGGCGGTTATGGAGGTTTTACCGTGAGGCTTTTATTGATGCTTTATAGTACTGAAAACTATACTAACAGTTACGCCGAAGGTATGATACATTTTGATGGGCGCGTATATATAAACGGCTTCTATCCATCGGTCGGCGAATTGTTCTTAAGCGTCAATAATCTAAAAAACTATATGTTAGGGCTGGAATATATCAAAAGCTTCTCAATTGTTGAGATTGACGCGAAAGCAGGTTTTACATATCTATGATTTTACATGGTAACGCCCTGGACGTTTTAAAGTCGCTTCCTACTCACAGCGTAGATAGCATAGTAACCGACCCTCCGGCGGGTATAAATTTCATGGGTAAAGATTGGGATAATCCAGCCAGCCTTATAGAAATTAAAGACTCGGCTGGAAACATCATTGACTACTTTCCCACTAGAAGCCGAAAGGGATCGCGTAAAGACGCGCCTAACGCGAACGGGTTCGCCGGAGGCATAAACGAGATAGATCATAGTACGGCTGGTAGAGATGCTTTTATCTCGTTTATTCGTGATATCTTCATAGAAGCTCGGCGTGTACTTAAGCCAGGGGGGCACGCTTTAGTATGGTCTTTACCGCGTACAAGCCATTGGACAGGGTACGCCCTGGAAGAAGCGGGCTTCGAAGTGCGAGATAGCATAAATCATATTTTCGGTTCTGGTATGCCGAAGTCTCACAACATATCTAAGGCTATCGATAAACTTAAGGGCGCGGAGCGTAAAGTTGTAGGCTATCAACACGTTAAGGACATACGGCGCAATGTCGCTGCGGATAAAGCGGCTGGCATTATGCACGGGCAAGGCAAGTTCGTAACCGGCGCAAGTAGCGCCCCTATCCAATATTACGACGCGCCCATTACAGAGCCTGCCAGCCTGGAAGCGCAAGAGTACGCCGGTTACGGAACTGGACTAAAACCGGCGCATGAAACATGGTGGTTAGTACGCGCGCCATTAGGAGAGAAGACGATAGCAGAAAATGTTATCACTTATGGGACGGGCGCAATAAACATAGATGCAAGCCGCGTTAAGACGCTGGAAGTAAAACCGAAAGATAAGATAGGCGATTCTACTGGTTATGGCGCAAGCTTTAGCGCGGCCCGTTCTACTGGAAGCGGCGCGAATAATACCGGCGGGCGATGGCCTTCGAATATCCTATTATCACACTCCATATTCTGTAAACCGCGCGGGCTTAAGGAGATACCAGGAAACGGTAAGAAAGCGGATAGCGCCAGTAACTCTACAAAATACACGTACGGACATTATAACGAGCGGTCTTTAATATCACATACACAAGACAACGGTAAAGAGACTGTAGAGGATTGGGAATGCATAGACGGCTGCCCTGTCCAGGAACTAAATTCACAGTCTGGAAACCTTACAAGCGGCGCGCGAAAACATACGGTCGGCGAGGCTGCGCCTGGAAGCGTCTTTAACTTTGAACGCGCGAAAGAAAGCGAATATCCAGCCAGTAGCGGCGGCGCGTCCAGATACTTCCAGACGTTCGGCGAGTACGAATGTTCTGATGATTGTCCTATCCAGGAACTAAATAAACAGTCTGGCTTATCACAAGGGCATAAAAGCGAAACATCAGATAATAGAATGTTTGCTAATAATGCGATATATGGGCGCGGGCTTCCAGGTGAAAGGACGCCAGATAATTCGTATGGAGATAGCGGCGGCGCGGCGCGCTTCTTCCAGAATTTAGAACCGGCGCGAATAGCCGAGGCTCTAATTGAAGAGTGGGAATGTATACCAGAATGCCCTATCTTCCAGGTAAACCAGCAAAGCGGCGTAACTCAGTCAGGCGGGCATGTAAGGCACAATAGCGCGGGTAAACAAGGTTATGGGATCGACAATCCAGAATTTGAGACAACAGGGCCGACCGATAAAGGCGGCGCGGCGCGCTACTTCCAGAACTTCTATTATTGTGCAAAGCCGAGCGTGAAAGAACGTAATATGGGCTGCGGCGACCTGGAAGAAAAACAAGGATTTGATAAAAATACTAGCAAGCTTATACGGCGTACAAATGTAGAAACCGGCGCTATAGAAGAATTCGAGTACGTACCTAGTGCTAAGAAAAATAATCACCCTACAGTTAAGAGTATAGCGCTTATGTCTTACCTTATTAAGATGATTACACCGGCTGGCGGTACTGTACTAGATATGTTTGGAGGTAGCGGTACAACAGGGTTAGCATGTATTCAAAACGGTTTTAATTATATTCTTATTGAACGCGAAAAAGAGTATATAGATATCATAGCGGCCCGTCTGGCTTATATGGAAGCCAGCCAGGGCTAAATTAAAATAAAAGAGGTATTGTTTATGGGCGTATGGAGTAGCATCGGCGCGGGCGTCAAGCGAACGTTAACCAGGGCAGCCAGTTCTGGAAGTCAGGATATAGATCCTAATTTTAAAGGTTCTATGCAATTCTATAGCCCTGGTAATCCTATCTGGACAGATAAAGATTACAGGTCATTTATCAGAAATGGCTATCGAAAGAATCCGACGGTATTCGCCTGTATTAATAAAATCACGGGCGCAGCCTCTGGTATTAACTGGAAGCTGTATACAGATAGGACGCTTAAGACTACCATAGATAAACACGACCTCTTAGACCTATGGCGTAAACCTAATCCGCGTATGCCTGGAAGCGGTTCCTTTATAGAGCAAGTAATGGGCTTTTGGCATATGAGCGGTAATAGTTACATATGGGCTTATCGCCCAAATCCAGGCGCGCCACCTCTCGCATTGTGGCCTATGCGACCGGATAGAATGAAAGCGGTCGCCGGTAATGGAGTGATAGAAGATTATGTATACGGGTATGAAACGAATAATCCTCAAATCCTCTCTTTAGAAGATACGCTACATTTAAAATTTCCAGCTTATGATGATGATATATACGGTTTATCCTTTGTCGAAGTGGCTTCTTATCTTAGCGATCAACAAAACGAAACATTAGGATGGAATACGGCGCTTATGCAAAACGCAGGGCGACCGGCCTCCGTCTTTATGTCTAAGAATTACTTGACTGTAGAACAAAGAAGCCAGATTAAAGACGAACTGCGGCGCAAATATTCCGGTAAACGTAACGCTGGTATGCCCTTAGTACTGGAAGCTGATTTAACTTGGCAAAATATGAGCCTTACCCCTATGGAGATGGATTTTCTAAGGTCATATGAAAACAACACAAGAGGAATAGCGGCTATATTCGACGTAGCGCCGGAGCTTATCGGAGACGCGGCTGGTAAAACTTTTGCCAATGTAGCAGAGGCACGTCAAGCCCTTTATCTTGAGAACGTTTTGCCTAAACTGGACAGGATAGCGGATTTCTTGAATAGCTGGCTAGTGCCTATGTATCCAGATTTAAGAGGTAGTCAAGCTTTCTTTACCTATGATAAAGAGGATATAGAAGCCCTACAAGCCCTATACGCCGATCAAAAAAAGAGTGAGCACGACACGGCGCGCGCCGACTGGCTGGCTGGCGGCATAACCTTAAACGAATACAGGGATATCATAGGCAAGAAAAAAGATCCTAATGGAGAAATATACCGTATAGGCTCTATCCTGGTATCAGTCGATAGCCTGGAAGTGTACGCCGACCAATCCATTACTCAGCCTATGGTCGCACCTTCAGCGATACCAGAAGGGCAGCCGCTTCCAGATGGAAGCCAGCCCGCTACAATACCCGCGCCCACAAAAAAGCCGCCGTTACAGTTACCCGCGCCTGGAAGCAAACAGCCAGCCGCCGGTAAAAAGTACTATGATAAACATGGTATCTACCAGCCCGACGATTTACAAAAACAGTTACAAGCTTTAGAATCTAAGGGAGTAGAATTTATCACCTGGATATGTTCTAAACATAGTTGTGATTTATGTATTCAGAATGACGGCATAACTGTAAAGCTCGGCGATTCTTTCCCGTCTGGACACATACTGCCGACCGCTCATCCTAATTGCGATTGTAGCGTAAAACAAGCAACTATAGGCGAAAAGTTTTTTATGAATGGAGTTATGTATGCAAGTATCTTTACTTATCCAGCGAATGAAGAGATTAAATACGACACTCAGCCAGCCGCGCCAGTCGACGCTTCCAGCCAGGAGAGTAACCGATCCTACCAGGGAAGCCAGCCAGGAGAAACCGCTCCGGCTGTTAAAGGGCAATATTCTATACAAGAAATAACTATTGAAGCCGATTCATATCGGCAATTTATTAACAGGTACTTGTAAGGACAACAGGACAATGGTATAATGAAAATAGAACAGAAAAAAGCGGCTATTCCAGGGCTGGATATGCAATGGAAAGTAGTTGATAAAACGCAAGGTATCATAAAAGGATACTTAAGCGTCTTTAACAACATTGACAGTACAAACGACCGCGTACGCCCTGGCGCTTATAAAAAGACTATAGCCGACGCTATCCAGCGAAAAAGTAAACAAGGGCGTAAATTCTTGTTTCCGCTTCTTTGGATGCATGATGCAGAAAAGCCCATCGGCGGCTTTATTGACGCAATAGAGGATAAGTACGGTTTACTTGTTACGGCGCAATTAGATATCTCTTGCAATGAGCAAGGAATCCCGCGTAACCCTCTTGCAATGTCAGTTTTTAGCGGATTTGACCAGGGCTATATAGACGAACTTTCAATCGGCTATAAAGCACTACAAAAAGCATACGACAATACCGGCGTACGCGATTTAACAGAAATACAGTTATTCGAAGGTAGCGCCGTTACTATGAATTTTGCTGCTAATGATTTAGCGCAAGTATCCAGCGTTAAGGCGGCTAATAATAAAATGCCAACTAATAATACTGAGAAAAAAGACTTTAGCCAGCTATACCGCGCCCAATGTATAGAGGATTGGTTATACAGCGATTACCGCAACTTAACGCAAGCCTTAAGCGCGGCTATTATGTCTATCTTCACGATAGGCGACGAGCCTCAATCAGATACGCTTACTACTATTCTTAACGGCCCTGGCGGTTTCATAGAAGCCCTGGAAGCCTACGTACAAGAGGGAGTAAGCCTCGGCGTAACTGAATACTTAAGTGATAACAGTAATTCCAGTTCTGCTTATGGGTATATGTCCAGGGCTGGAAGTCTGGATAGCAAGATAGGCGCGACCGTCTCAAAGGATAGCGCCGACCGGTTATCAGGGCATGTTAACACGCTTATGCAAGCGAAAGATATGCTTTCAACAGTAGCCAGCGACATTACCCATTACATCACTGGCGGCCCTGCTTATGCTAACGATAAAACTTCTTCTGTCCAGCCGTCTATTAAAACACTGGAAGCCGACGCGCAGCCGTCTACGGACACTAGCGAGGTAGATAAAGATTTAAAGTTACTGGAAGCCTTTTTACTGGAAGCCAGCAAAAATAAATCGTAAAATATCCTAACTTATAAGGACATGATAAAGACATGACAACAGAAGCAGAGAGAAAACTAGAAGCGAAGGCGGGTAATACCTTTCATCTCTTCCAGGAATATCTAAACGAGGAACTCGGCGACGTTCGTACACAGGTTACGGCCCTTAAGGACGCGCCCATCTCAGGAGAGTCTAAGCAAATTATCGACCGTCTACAGACGGCGGTAAATGAGCAAGCCAACGAGATTAAAGCCCTGAAAATCGCACTCAGCCAGCCGCGCGGCTATGATAGCCCTGAATCTAAAAAGGAAGCTCTTGCCCTGGAAAGAAAAGCAGCATTCAATCGTATGCTGGCGACCGGTACTATTAACGGTCTAAAGGATGAACAGCGTAAACATATCAAATGGGACGCTGACGCAGGAGTGGAAACAAAAGCTCTATACGCCGCAGATATGACTACCGGCGGTTTCCTCACAGTACCGGAATATGTCGACGACTTGCTTAAGAACGTTGTTCTTATCTCTCCAATGTCATCTATTGTGGATATGCGCGTTACCAGCAAGCCATGGATTATGACACCTAAACGCACACAAACGGCGTCAGCCGTACGTGTCGCTGAACAGGCTACCAGAACAGAAACACAGAATCCGCGCTTTGGGCTTATGCAAAATTTCCCCTACGAGGCATACGCTTTCACGCTCATTTCTAGAACCGACCTGGACGATTCGGAATTAGACCTCGGCGCTTTTATTATGGCTGAGTTCGCTGAACAGTTCGCAAAGTTGCAAGGTAACGAATTCATAAATGGGCTAGGCTCTGGAAGTTCGCAAGCCTTCGGTTTCCTGAAAGATACCAGTATCACAAGCGGCGCGACCGTTACAGCCGCCACAGCCGCTATCGACTACGCTTCTTTAGTAAAGGTTAAAACCTCCCTTAAACCGGCGTACATGGACAACGCCACATGGGTATGGACAAACGAGACACTCGGCGCTATCCAGGCGCTAACCGATAGCCAGGGCCGACCGTTGTGGATTCCTTTTGGTGGCACTCTTCCAAATACAATTTTTGGGCGTCCATGGATTATCGCGCCCGATATGCCGCAGCTAGCCGCTTCCGCATTCGTCGCCGCTATTGGTGATTTTAAAAAGGGTTATCAGGGCGTAGTACGTAAACAAGTGAGTATGCAGGTACTTAACGAGCGTTACGCCGATCAGAACGCCGTCGGTTACTTTGGTTATTACCGCTTTGGTGGTACTACAAAAGTAACGGAGGCTATCAAAGTTTTACAGGCGCATAGCTAGCCCTGGATAAGCTAGCTACTTATCTAAACAAGTAGCTAGCTTATTAAAAAGCAAACGATTTAATAAAAGGAAAAAGCAACATGCTTGACGTATATAACAAAGTCTCATTTGTTAATGCCCTGGCTCCGGCGGCTAAAATCACGGCGGCGACTACAAACGGCGCGGCAGTCGATCTTATGAGCATCAACAACGGCGCTAATCGGCTGGTTTTTACAGCTATTGCGGGCGTCGTAACCGATGGCACATACACATTTAAATTGCAAGATTCACCGGATAACTCTACCTGGACAGATGTACCGGCGACCTATGTACAAGGGCCGAGCGTTGCATCGTTTACCAGTGGCACGGCAGTCGGCGCGACTACAAAGCTCGGCTATCTTGGCAACGCGGCGGGCGCAAGCCGTTACGTACGGCTGGTAGTCTCCGGCGCTACTATCACTACCGGCGGTTTCATTACAGCTATTGCTATGCTGGAAGGATTGGGCTATCTCCCTAGCGTGTAAGCCCTGGAAGGTGTGAAATAATGCCCGCTTTGTCTTATAAGATTTTAACCGCGCCTACGGTAGAACCGGTTTCATTAACAGATATGAAATTGTATCTAAATGTTGATTACAGCGATTCAGATACATTTATATCGTCATTAATTAGTTACGCGCGCCGTTATGCTGAAAAGATTACAAAGCGGGCATTATGCCCACAAACAATACAATGCACGATAGAGCCTCCTAGAATACCGGAGGGAGAATTAAGCGGCCCTATCGGCGGCGATTTTGACCCTTACCGGTTGAACGAAAGAATTACTACCGTACCCTTCGGTTTTTACGGCCCTTCTTTCGCGCTTCCATTTAGCCCTGTTATAGCGGTTTCTACCGTCGAATACCAGTTAACGCCATTCGACGGGCAGCCAGCCGCTACTATGCAATGGACTACGTTACCAGCCCTGGACGCTGGAAGCAACGCTAATTATTTACTTGATACAAATCCAGATCCTAACCAGATAGTGCTTAGACCGCTTCTAGTGGCTAACAGGTTCCGTGTGACGTATACGGCTGGTTATGGTGATGTTAGTACGTCAACCTGTCCAGAAACCGTTACAGACGCGATTAAAGCACTAGCAAGCTGGCGTTTCGATAATAGGCAAGGGCAAGAGATACCAGATAGCATTACTCAATCCCTAGCACGCGAAAGGATTTATACTTTATGACTTTCGACGCTGGAAGCTTAAGGGAGAGAATTACTATTCAGTATCCAGTAGATACGCCCAATAGTAGCGGCGGCGCAATTCGTAAATGGGTAACTCTACCAGGATGTGAATCAGTACCGGCGGCTATTGTCTACCCGCCACCCTCTAAAAAGGGCGATGAGGTATTTAGCCAGCAACAAAAGCGCGCGTCTATTTTTACTAGTATCACGATTAGATATAGACCTTCGACAAATATAGATGCAAGTATGCGCGCGCTATTCGGTACGCGTATCTTTGAATTTAGAACGCCTATACCAGACGATAAATATAAACAATTTATAAATATCCAGGCTGAAGAATTGCAAGGGCAAGGCACATTACACAATAATGCAAGTACGGCTATTATGTCTATTATCGAATTTGCTGCGGGCGCGGAGGTAGTAGTGCATTTATGAGCGAACTAGCAGAATTTACCGGATTTGTAGAGACGGCGACCGCTATCGATACTACTATAGCCGGTCAAATAGAAGCGATTGAACAAATGTTCGGCGCGGCGGCTAGTGCTACGCTCATAGGCGCGCAGGGCGATGCCCTGGTAGATACCGGCTTATTGGCTGGAAGTGGGCATATAGACGTAGTGCAAAACGGAGAGGAAACATATATCTACGTCACGTTTGGAGATGGAAGCGCAACTAGCACGACGTATAGTTACCCGTCTAGTTTTGCTACCTCTCAGTACAACGATGGAGGGATGGAAGCGGAGGGTTATGCATGGTTCGTCGAATTAGGGCATATGTCGCGCGGCGGTACATATGTCGCGCCACACCCATATTTAGGGCCGAATTTCGATAGTAACGCTAATAATCTGATGTCTGATTTTAAAGGTGTTTATACAGGATGACAGCATACACGCAGCAACCGGAAATACAAAGGGCTATGTTTCAAAAATTAAAGCCTTTTAACAATATAGATGCTACATTAGCGGCGTTAGGCTGTAAAGGTGTATATGATTGGAAAAACGTACCACAAAACGCCGAATTTGATTACATCACGTTAGGCGACGGGTATGAATTAACAGATCATACTTTCGACGGCTACGGCTATAAATACTATGCTATGGTACATGTTTGGAGTAACCAGAACAATAGCGAGAATCCGCAATATATGGTATCTCGACTAAACGAGATGTTTGATA